GGCCTTGACGGTAGGCTCCATCTTATCAAGCGCTTGCATTAGCAGTTTGGTACGCTCGGGAGCCGATAGTTTATTGAACTTCTCGAAAGTCATATCGGCGTGCCCCTTGAGCTGCTGCATCATCATAATGAGCTGCATACCGCCCGAGGTCCTCATCGAGAGCATACCCTCGTCGGGCATCAGTGCTCTACGTATCGTATAGGCGGCCGAGTCTGCTCCGACTCCCATCGCGTTGAACGCCTCAAGCGATTTGGTGCTCATCCTAGTCATCGATTCCAAGGTGCCCCCGGTGGCGCCCTTGATTACCGGCAGCATATCTTCGACCGCTGATATGTATTGCTGAGTAGGACCGGGTAAAAACGTAGTGGCCTTGCGGATCTGATTGATGGTTTCCGCCGACTGCTCCATTCCCTTGTTGAAGTCTTTGGCCATACCGAATGCTTGCAAAGTTCCGGTAAACTTCTGCCGAGTCTCGTGGGCAGCGTCGCCCATCGCGGCTATCGACTTCATAGCCGCCATCGCTCCCCCCCCGAGTCCGATCAATGCAAGAGCTTTGGTAAACGGATTGAGAATGCTGGTAGCAGACGAAAGAGCCTGACCGGCCTTGCCGGCGGCCGCTCCCACCGAGTTCATTTGATTGACGTACTGGCCAACCCCTACAGCGGAAAATATAGTTCTTGCTTGCTCGGTGGTATCAGCCATATCACATGTCCGTTTCTAGGCGCGATGCCATTGAGTCCTTTTCCCGTCTTAGTAGCTCCGCTACCTCATCAGCGAGCATGTAAAACCTCCGAGCTGGCATTGCCAAAACAACGTTGACGGGTTGATGCCCGTATCGGCCGAGAAACGCCACCGTTTGCATGATCGTCCGCTCAAGCGGTGGCGAGTGCTGGATCTGGTAGGCAAAAGAGCCGACTGTTAGCCAACCTCCACTGTTTCGTCCGCTAAAAAATCTTTCATGTCAGCGGGCTCGGGCGTATGGATTTTTCCGTAGGCGCCGATAACAAACTGTCGGCCTTTCTCTCCTATCGCGTTCCAAATCCGATCCGAAGAGCCATCGGCTGTAGTGACCTTCTGACCGTTGGCTTTTCGCAAAGCCTCAAGAGGCGCCTCGTACAAAAACCGCAAGCTGTTATTGCCGCATCGGTTTAGAACGAGAAGCATTTCGTCCATGGTCAGCTCCATAAGGCCCACGGTATTGACGCCCGAGCGAGTGGAGATTTCTTTATTGAATTTATACACGTATACAGGCCGACCGGTAACCCGCTCGGCTTGCTCTAGTAGTTTCTGTTCAAACTCGTTTGCCATTTGTCTTTCCCTCTTTTATCGCCCCGCTTATATGCCTCAGTTGACTACCGTGGCTTCAGGAGCTTCGAAATCTAGCTTCACGGTACCGAACTCATTTCGGCCACCGAACGTCATGGGAATGTCGCCAAACTCGACATCGGAAATCGTGATACGAGGACGGCTCCCGTTAGGATGTTGCAAGGTGGCTTTGATATTGATTTTGGTTCCCGCGGTGCGCGTTCGAGCACGGCCCACGACCTTATTGATAAAGTCCAAGACGCCCGTGTTATCAAGGTGCATCTCAAGGTTTCCCGAGATACCCATAAACAGCGAGTCCTTGCGGTTAGTGGTCTCGTTCAAATAGCCTTCCGAGCTTTTGCTTAGCTGCCAGGTGACCTCGAAACTTCGGATGGCGGTGAGGTTTCTTTGAGGAGAACCGTCGGCGATTATTGTGATTTCAACCTCTTGACCTTTAATCCTTTGCATTTGCTATTTCTCCGTGGTTGACCCTTAAACGACGAAAGGCTCGCTTGGTAATCCAAACGAGCCCTATCCTCTCAATACGCTTAAACGAGAAAAGGCTGTCTCGGTTTCCCGAAACAGCCCTATCCTCTCGAAAGAGAGTGCGGCCGCAGTAGCTCAGGGGGGTGTCCGAGCTACATTTCTCACTTATAGAATAGGTGAGTTACGTAGATCGGTCAAGACTCTACGCCGCTTGCGCGATAACCACGCCTTCGCCGATATTGCACTGAAGCACAATAAAGTCAGAGGTGGGAGTGGTACGCACTCGTACGATAATCACGTAAATGCCCTTGGCCTCTAACTCGGGAGTATTGCCGCCGTGAGAATCGACTTGGTACTGCGTAATGCGACTTGCCGCGGGGTTATTGGGGCTAAGCAGCTCGTTGAGAAACGCTACTACCTCGGTCTCGGCATCGTCTTTGAGACCTTGGGTAAGAGGCTGTTTGGAAAAGTATACGAGCCGCTCAGCAAGCGAGTCCTCGATGAAGTCCGCGATGCGCCTGCGATTGATGTTGGTCTCGCCCGAGACAAGACTTGTGGTGATACCGCTCTGAATGATGGGACCGGCGGTCCGGTCGATACGAATGCCTGCTATGCCCTTGTTGCGCATCAGAGTGTACTCACCGATTCCAAGCTCTCCTACTCCGCGCTGAATACCCATGATGGGCGAGAAGATTTCCGGTACCGGCGCCGACGCTTGACCGGGGTTGCGCTCCGGAGGCAGTACCGACAAAAGACTCGCTAAATAATGGTCCATCGAGTCGTCGAGTATGCCGTCCTCGGTAAAGTCGCTATTGGCCGTGGCAATCAATGTACCGACCGCCTCGGGCACTGAATGTACAACGCCTGGCCATGCGTAAAAAACGCGCTCGTTTCGAGTCGCTCCTACCCCTGGATCGGAATCTGATACGGCGCTAAGCACGCTCAGGGTTTGCACCGAGGGCGAGATAATCGCAACGCGTCCCCGGCCCTTGTTGCTCGCTTCCAGCACGTGGCTCTTGAGCTTAGTGGCAATGGTGGAGTACTTGCGAGCCGCTACCACGATATTGATATCGCGAGTGGGCGATTGCTGGCTCACAAGGCCATCGATAGCCGATTGGTACAAAGCAGCGATTGCGGCGGAGGCCGCCGGGTTAGACACCTGAGTAGCGGCGGTAAAGGCGGTGGCGGTAGTGGGGTGAATCATCCCGCCTAAGCCGCTTAGCACGTCGGCCGAATCGCCCGTAAGAGCAGCGGGCGCAACCGCGGGCACAAGAAGTCCAGCGGCAGTAAACGTGCCGTCTGTAAGACCGCCAGAAGAGTTTGTGATCGGACGAATCGGAATGATAAAGCCGCCCGCGTCGTTCGAGTCGTAGCCGCCGGGAGTCGAAGTGCCAAGGGTGCGCTCGGGCGCACTGTCGGCGTCAGGCGAGCGGTGAAGCCGCCATGGAATCGCGGTCCTGTCGCCAGCAATGGCAAAGGTAACGCCATCGAGCCGCTCGATCACGATATCGTGACCGGTAGACGGCGTGCTGTAGACGCGATAGGTGCCCGCTTCCGCGGGTGCAACCGCTCCGGCGTTGTTGTTGCCAATAACGATAATGTCGCCCTTACGAGCGCCGAGGTTGCCATCGGGCCGCACGATTGTGGACCAATCAATAGCGGCGGAGCTAAACGTCTGAGTCACGGCAGTAGAGGCGGTAGCGAGCGTGCCGCCTACTCCGTCTGCGATAGTCGGGTAGTTAGTAAACTGTACTCGCTTTGCGACCTTGAGACGACCGGTGCTGATACGGAACTCTCGGCCCGCTGAAATCGTAGCTCCCTCAACGGGCACAACGGGCGTCGTGTTGGTAGAGGTAGTGCATAGCGGAAGCTGGCGCCAGAAGCGCGAGCCTTGAGCCGAAGCGAGATTGACGGGCGCTACTATCAAGCGGCTAAACTTCTTGTTTCTAAGCGCGGCAAAGAGATTGCCTAAGCTCTTGCCGAACTCGCCCAACGTGGCATCCCAGCCGCCGATTTTGTTTACCAAGTCGCTAGAGCCGAACACCTCGGTCGGCTGTATCTTGGTAGAGATTACTCCCGCGGTATCGTAGGTAGTAGCCAAGCCGCAATCGGCCGCTTCCCCTACAAACGCGACGGTTCCGACGCCCACGCCATTGACCGCTCCTGGTGGCGGCAAGTCAATGATGATCACGCCTTCGATTTGTCGGATGACTTCTACGCCGGGATAGAAACCGTATCTGCGAATAAAACCAGCCATGGGAGCTACCTCCTATTGCAATAGTACTCTATGTCTAATGGGTATAACACATTTACCTATTCAATCGCTACGTCCGGACCGATACCGCCTTGACCGCTCTCGGCCTCGCCAGCGTCGATTCTGAAGTCAGGCTTGGGTACGATTCCGACAAAGCGCATCTGAGGGCACATACCGTCTAAGATAACTCGCCCCACTCGGATTCGCCGCTGCGCCACTACCGGGCCGTCTTCGTATTTATTGTCAAGCTTCTCGAACGTTGCTCTCACGTTATGGTAATGCGGCAGCTCAAGGATAAATCCGCTACGCCAATCGCACGGGTCAAAAGCGTCTTCGAGCATTGCCATAAGCGCCATACGCTCAACCGGATCGGTGGCGGTAAACTCAACCGAGATTCGCAGTTTCAGTTCCGACGCCTTACGAAGCTGTAGTCCATCGCCTATATCGTAGGTTTGCGGCGTGAGATTGGAAGTGTCGTAAATGCCATCGCCTTCGGCATAAACGCACGCGCTCGGATACTTGGAATCGTTCTCGGGCTCACTCCAGGTTTCGAGCACCTGCTTGAAGTAACTGCGCCGCCCTCCTACCCAATCGATACTAAGCTGTCTTAGGTACTCGGCTACCCCTCGGGTCATCGCCGTGCGAACATCGGTCTCGCGCCGCGACGTAACCGACTGCTCGTCTCCGGGCAGAGGTATCAATCGAGTCGTGGCGGTAGACGAATCGTAAGCCATCAGCCCACCTTTGCCATTCGGATGGCCTCTTTGGTTGAGTCCTCTTTGGCTTTATCGAGGCCCGATTTGAACCGCTTCTTGGCAAAGCGTTGAAACGGTAGTGAGCTCATGAGCGGAGTAGGGGCGATGCCTTTGGTAGCAATCTTTCGCGACACGACGTACCCGAGGGTAGGGTCGCCGAGCTTTCTGCCGCACCATGCGGCTATCTTACTAATCGGCGGCCACTTGCCCGGCTTTCGCCCGAACTCTACCCAAAAATGATGAGGAGCCGTGTTGATAAACTCTATCTCTAATCCGCCGTGTCTTTTTTTCGTAGCCCAGCCTCGAAGGAGCGCTCCGAGATCAATCTTTTTGGCTGCATGCGTGCGCGCCCTCAAATCGTTGAGACAATCGTTAGTGGCTTTTTCCCATTCCTTTTTGACCGCTTTATGCAAAAGCGCAGCTCGCCTCTTGTTCATCTTGCCAAGCTGCTTGAGACCGATATTGAAGTGATAGATAGCCATCAGTGGTGAATCTCCCCCACGCGCTCCCTGTCGGCCACCACTCGTATCAGCCTTACGATCCACTGATTGTTTATCAGGTCAAGGTGAGGGGCGGCGTTGATAATAAACCGCCGTCTTGGGCCTAATCCATCCGGTTGCAGTAGCCTTACCTCCCAATAGAAGTTTTCATCCGCACCGATATCGATTCCACCGGGCTCTCGGCCGCATAACTCGTCTTCTGTATACCGAGCGCTTACCTGTGAAATACTAAACGAGCCTTGCTCCTGGCTACCGATGTTTTCAAGCACGGTGTTTACCGCGTTGAGGTTATCGACCTTGGGAGTAGGCAATACGTAAGTCTCGCTTACAAGTTCCTCTAATCCCACGCCCCGCTCGCCTCCCGTCCAGCGCGTCTTTATCATGAGCACCTGATAAGGCCGCGTGCCAAGGCAAGTAGCGAGGTCTCGCACGGCGTCTACGCACGGCGTGAGGTTACGCGCGAAAGTTCGCGTAAACTCAGTGGGCGACAGTACGGTAAACCGGTGATGGCAGCGGCACGGTACCTGTCCGCATTTAGCTCCGCCGCATCCCATGTTATCCGTACACCGCTATCGAGCGACCTGGGCCGCCACCGCGGTACCGATGAGCATAGGGGTAGAACGGCACTCCGAGCGCATCGCAAAGCCTTTTGCCCCATCGGACGTATTCTCGCTCGATAAGGTCGGGATGAGTAAGTCCCGATTGCGCTCCTCGAAGACGAATCTCGCCTATCTGCTCGACGGCGAGAAAGCAGCCGACGTTTTCGAGCTGCTCTTCGAACTTATTAAGATTGGCTATACACCTTCGCACAATCTCTACGCCGTAGGGATTGGTCAGAAGGTTATTGATAGCGGACTCGACTAAGAACGCGGTCTGTACGGGGCGCGAGACGCCAAACTGCAAAGACGCGGCCACCATGGTCGAGCCAAACGAAGTTAGCATATATCCGAGGTGAAACCTGATTTGCGACTTCTCTTCTTCGGTCAACGCGACTGATGTTGGCATAGTCCGTTTCGCCATTCCTCGGGAGTTTTTGAAAACTTACTTGCGTTACAGCTTCTACAAGCGGGGGCCAGGTTCTCTTTTATATTATTCCCTCCGCGAGAAATCGGCAATATGTGGTCGATCTCGGTTGCGGGTTCACCGCAATAAACACACGGTGTTTTCAATAACTCTTTTCGTTCTTGAGCCGTCAAGCCGTTTTTTCGAAGTGCATATCGCTGCTTGTAATACTTTTTCCTAAGAGCCTTGTGCTTGTCGGGGTACTTTATTTCCCAGCGTTTTGCCGATTCGTTTCGCTTTTTAGGATCGGCGGCATATCGTCTTTTCGCACGCTCTTTTTCGTAATCGGGATGTTTATCTATCCAAGCCTTGACCGATGCCTGTGCTTTTTTAGGATGACGTTTTCTGTACTTTCTTTGAAGCCTCGCGTGTGCGCCGGGGTTTTTCTCTCGCCATAGGTACATTCTTTGCTTTTCGCATACTTTGCACTTGGGCTCGTAACACAAAAACCTACCGTCTTTTTTCCTGGGCCAGAATTCGGTAACGGGCTTTTCCGCTCCACATCCCTTACACGTCTTTACGGAAAGAGCCTTGTCCCGAACGTGCTCTTTGAAACCCGCCGCCTCCCTCTTTCCCCTATACCTTTCGCGATAAAGCTCGTTGTAACACGCGCGGCATTGATTTCTAGGTACCTTGGATTTGCCCGTGGCGCCGAACTCGACTATCGATTGCTCACGATTACAAATGGAGCACAACTTCTGTTCCATACTGCAAGTTTACCGCGAAACCGTGGTAACGCAACCAGTCCTTTTCTACGCCTACTCCTTTACCAGCTCTAGCGCGACCCCCGCGTTGCGCATTCTCTCAATGCACCCTGGGCCATGTGAGTGCTCACCGACAAGATTGCCCTTTCTAAGCTTTATCATCGAAGATTCCCAGCTAATGCGCTTGTCGCTCAACACGCGATAGACAACCGGGGCGGCCGCCACGGGAGCGGTCACTACTGTCGGCCATTTGTCCTTGGCCTTGGTCGCTTCTGCTACGTGAGCGGGCGCGGCAATCGGAGAAGGAGCCGCTGGCGGCTCTGGCTTACGATGCTCGACCGCGCCTACCTTTGACTGCTCAATCGGATCAACAGGTCTGCCGGTTTCATCTCTTTTTTTCCCTAACGCCATAGGACCTCTCCTTCAAAAGTTAAGGTGGCAACGCGGCGTCTCAAAGTATGAAAAAAGCTTTAAGCCATTTGACGAGTGGCTAACTCGGCACTTTTATCAAACATAAGAGACGCCGCAGAGCATAGAAGCGTAAAAACGCTCACGAGCTCCTCGATAACAGAAGTGATTCGCGAATCACTAATATATCGTGTCGCCGAAAGACCGGTCGCGGTTCTATGGCAAAAGCCAAGGATTGCGACCGGTTCACGGGGTAACAAGACCCCTAAATGGAGCCCGAAGGCTCCTGCAAAGGAGCAATGTCGCAACGAGTGCAATAATGCTCCTTTGACAAAATATATGACCGACCCGCTCATTACTCCGTGTGCTCAACCGCTACAAATCTCTTGTAGCGCGAGGCATCGCCCACCGCCGCATCGGTACGAGCCGGCCAGTCAGCAATGATTTTCCACGAAGTAGCAACCGTGTCTTGTAGGCGGTTGAGAGGTCCACGAATGATGAGCTGGATACGCTCACTGAACACCTCAATGCCGTTGTTGACAATCTTGGGCTCTCCGACCTTGCCGGTAATGCCCGCTTCGGTAAGTAGGTTGGCGAGGTCCGAGTAGTACTCGTAGATTCCGCCCTGCGCGGTAAAGAGCATCCGGTGAACTTTCGCTCCCGTGGTGGCTCCCGTGTTGTACAGCTCGCCGGCAAACGGGTCGCGCTGATCAAATGTCGCCGTCAGGCCGCCGACAACCGACGAGGGGATCGGACTCTCAGAGTTGCGGAAAAACACCGTACCAAGGAGCTCGCCAAGCGCAAACTGCCGGTACATGTAGTGATCGGGTAGTGCGGTCAGTAACCGCTGGAACTCGTCATCGGAGAAAATCTTCGATTGGCTCACGGGGTCAAGATGGCAGTGGAAACGGCCGTCGGGATGCTCGGGAACGTTCTGCTCCCAAAGGTGAGCCACCGCGGCGCGAACATCGGCCAAGGTCGGGATATCGGTAGAGGCTGTAAGGTCATCGACCTTCAGGCCGCCACCT